AGGATCACGCAGGGCGTCGGCTATTCGTTCGTAACCCCAACCCTCACGTTGCCCCTGTTCCAGAACTGCTAATATTTGATCGCGGGTTGTTTGTGATATTGGGTAAACAGCCTTTTCGAGTAGGTGCAATTTGAAGTAGGCAATTATATCCTCAGCCCATTCATCATTGAACCCAAACGATGCAGCTTTTGTCCGCATCCTTACGGCTTTGTTTATCTCACGTAGCCCCTTATTTGCAAAGAACAATCCTGCTAATACGTGCAGGTCCGTTAATATTGGTTCTACCTTCTGGTTGAACACCATCAAATCAATTTGGCCTTTGGCCATCTCCGGCCCCCTGGCCTTTATAATCGGTAGCGCTTGTTCAACTTGCCATTCCAGTGCTTCGAATACTCTGCCCATGAACTTCCGCTCGATCCGTTTGGACTGAGCGGCGTACTTTGCACTGTATTCACTGCGTTGGGNNNTTCTTTTTCATCCTTTTGCACAGGTAGTCGGTTGGTAGCCGCCTTGCTATGATCGTTTTAAGGCGATAGGTTATAGCGTTTTCCATTGTCCCTGTAATTGCACTTTTTTATTCATGGCTTCTGCCAACACTATATCCACAATCATCATAGCTACCTCGGGGTTATCCTTTATAAACCGGTTTGCACTGGATGGCAGTGAGCCAGTAAACCTGGTCTTTTTAAACCGTTCCACTTCTTTCTCCATCTCATCAATTAGCGCAATCTGCCCACTGATCTTATTGGCCTGCTGAAGTTGCTCACTGGTCATGACTTAATCCCCCTCTTTTGTAATTCAGCCAACTGTTCAGCATAACCATCTCCCTGCATGCTTTCTGCCACCTGACTCAATGGTTGGTAGCCTGACGGTATCCATGGTTCATCAAAAAGAGGATCAGTGGACGCTTCATAACCCTGTGCGATAAGCTTCTGATTGGGAGTAACCCAATAAGCTTTCAGAAGTGTTTCGACAAGCTTATTCATGTCCTCCTGAAGCTCTGGCAACTCTGTAAAGTCGCTTATGATCTTTGCTTTCCCTATCAGATCGAAAGCCGGCAGTAAGCGCAGGTTCAACAGGTCGTCCAGCTCCTTTGACCCTGGTATAATCACATCATTTACCCAATTTCGTTTTGCACTTTCCAGGTTAGCCAGCGTCGCCTCAGTAGGGATGAATAGCAGGTGAGGCGTGTCATACAATGCGCACAATTCCTGCTGATTCTTCGTCCTGCCTTCGATAAGGCTAAGGTCTACTGCGTTTATAGCCAGGTCGATGTACTCCCACTTATAACCCATAAGGAGCGCCACGGCCCCTTTAATATCGTTCTCGTTGATCTTGGCATTTACTACGGTCCTTATATCTGATTCCTGCTGTGGGTCAAGTGAATCAACGCCAACCTCAGGGGCAAACAGAATACCTTTGGCGCCATCGTTTTGGTACATGCGGACACTGCTCTTTACAATATCCTTGTTCTCCTGTACCGTCTTATTGCCAGGTGTTAACCTGGTCATCCCGCGCAGGTGCGTGCCTGATGTAGGATCAAACTTCAGATTAAGATCACGCCAGTGGATTATATCGCCCTTGCGGATCTCTATTTTAACCCCAGCTACTTCCAGGCAATAACCAGATATACCGAATACGTTCTCAGGATCAGTGTACACCTTCACGTAATTGGATGGCAGTACATACATTTCCAGTACTGGCAGCGCGTCCATTTCCCTGTCGCTGCGATTAACCAGCAATCCCGTATTCTTGTCAAACCGTTGTTTAACATCGCCCCGATTCAACCAGATAAATGCCTCACCGGTGGCCAGGTAGAAGGCATATAACAATGCCATAAACTGAGCCCTGCCTTGATATTCATTTGGCCGGTTCAGCAGTGTATTTAAATCACTGTCAAAGAGCTTTGCGGTATTGAGTGCTTTTGTTCTCAGTTTGAATTTTGCACCCTTCTCCTGCATCAATGCTTTTTCATCGTACAGGTATCTGGGTACTGATGCGAATTTCTTTGCGTTCTTGGCTATAATGGCGTATATCCAGGTACTGGCGTTGAAGCCTTCATCTATGGCTTTGCTTTGATCAAACTCTGGTATCACTTCACGTTTACCTAACCAGGAAGTAAGTCCACCAGACTTGCCACGCATTAACCAGTTAAACCCATTCTTCACTGCATTAACTAACCCACCCATGAACCCGCCACCGGTGCTATATACTACCGTTCCATCTTTCTTTTTTGTAACAGTTACTTTTGCCATTTATAACATTATAGCACCTGCTTTTACAATTGGTTTTAATTCGAACCATTCGCGCATCATTATTGTGTCCCAGTAGTCAGGTGAACGGCCTAACGCCTCTTTAACAAGTTCCTTCGGCATTACAGCCCGCTTTCCCTCAGTGTCCACATCTTTCTGCTTCACCTGCTCCATTTCTTCAACTATTTCTTCTTTCTGCTTCGAGTCTGCCCCTTCAATGAAAAGTCCTGCGTTATTGATTCTATCGCTTGCCCGGTAACTACATTGGCTCTTTAGGTTGTCGTAGTTCTCCGGTTTAATATTGCCTTTTTCGTCTTTCTGTGGCTTGATCGGATTCGGTAACGGCCTACTGTTGTTTACAAATCCATTACACTTCACAATGTCAACCACTCCACCGCCTACCCCATCTTCATCAACTATCGTATGGCTATTAGGGATACCATTTAATTGCTGGAAGTAGATCACTTTCTCTGCAACTTCAGGCACCGATAGCCCTTTAAACATGTATAACTTAACTCTGAACCCATCCCAAACACCAATAACCGTTTTATCGCTTCCGAACCTGGCCACGTCACACGTTATATACTTTTTGCCTCGTAGGCTGTCAAAGTTGTTCGTGAAGCAATCGAGTATCTTTTCATACAGGATCAGTGCAGCAGGATCGTCGCTGTATTCCCAATTGCCGAAGTATAACCGCTCTTTTGTTGGCCCCTCTGGAAGCTTTCGTAAACTATCCAAGTAAGCCGGTGAGATATAAGGGTTATCGGTTGCTAACGACTTTACAAACTGCCTGTCAGGTCTTAATAAGCCATCCTTTGAAGGCTTGTAAAACTCGTAGTAACTCCAACCTTTGTTTGGATTCGTCGCATAAAGAGCTTTAGGGATAAGGTCATAGTCTATTAACTTGAATCGCAACCTGGTCCTCAGTATATCCTTTGCCTTCTGCACTATCTGACTGCACTCATCAATGAAGCAATCAGTTATTTCCAGCGATCCCAGTTCGTCGAAATCAGGATCGGCCGGCGTCTGCTTCAAGTCCCGGAGATAAATCATACTCCCGTTATCAAACAATAGGCAGTTTGGATTCTCTTTGTCATGAGCGCCAGTAAGATCAAAGTGTTTGCCTCTCTTTATCCCCTGCTTTTGGGCTATCTCAAAGAACGTTTTAAGCGTTGTATCCTTCAATGTCTTGAACACGTCACGGCCTATAAAACCTCTGCTGCCTGGATATTTGAACCTATTTTTTAACTGCCAGTAACAACCGAGTGCTGATTTACCGGGGCCTGCGCTACCGCCGAACAATACCTCTTCTGTTATCTTATCCTCTAAGTAATCGAGGGCCGTTGTCTGTTTGAATGTTAGCTTCATTCACCGGCCTTCGTTTGGTAGGTCTTTTCTTCATTCCAGGTAACAGGGAGAGGCGTTGAATGCTCCAGCTCTGTCTTGTCCTTCCACCCCATATTCTTAAGCGCGAAAATGTCAATGGTCTGCCCGCTGAGTTCGTAGCCGTTTTCAACAGCAAGGCGGGCGCGTTTTATTATGTAGGAAAACTCATCTCCTTTTTCCTCGTAATCATCTAAAGATGAGCGTGCGGCGAAACCCAAGTAAAGCGTAAGACCAGTAATTGTTGTCTTCTCACCATTCTCCTTGCAGTAATCAAAATATTGCATACAAGTATCCCTGAGTTCTTCCGGCGTTTCGTAGTGCGCCGGCCTACCTCCAGAGTTACCTAAAGCAAACTTGTTACCGGTTGGGGCTGCCATAAACAAAAAATCCGTAGACACTTAGCCATGCCTACGGATAGTAAATATCTATGAAAGATCAGTAACTTATAGACAGAATTTATACGCTGATTTACATGCGTGAGTTAAGTAATTTACGCAGCTATTACCCCGTTATTTGACTTGGCGGGATATCTTTCCAGTTGGTGATTGCTAATTCCAGGGCGGATTGAACGAGCTTTAATGAAGCGTAAGCGAATTGTGGGTAGATCACATATAGCATCTTTACCCGGTTCTGGAATTGTTGGATGGTAAGACTTTCGGTTGTATTGCCGTTCGGGGTATATGTAGCTATAATCTGGAGCTTGGGGATAATAATACAGAACCGCTGGGGGCCGTTGTGGAGAATGAATGGACTTTCTTTTTCTATTGCTTCCAATACCTGTTGTGCGATACCTGCTTTACCGGTACCCTTATCATATTGCAACTGGTCGTCGATATCAATGTTCAGGGTTTGCGAAGCCCACTGTTTGAATTGGTTGGCGCCGCCTTCAACTTTCTTATGGTATTGCTGCATCCATTCAGGCCTGGGGTCGTATGGTTTGAGTCCGTCAGTCATTTATTATCTATTTGTGATGCCTGATACATTTCAAATGGAACGCCTAACAACTTACATAAAGCCATTGCATTACGCTCCCTGCCCCATGCATCAACATCAATAGTGGTAGGCAGCGGTTGAGTCATTTGAATTTTTAAATCGACATAACCCCTAATGCCCAACTTACTTATCTTTTGCTTTAGCTTGGCTACATCCCGCTTTAAGACCAATAGTCGGCAACGCCTAACTCTTTTTAGTTGCTTTCCTTTTAGTTTCATACCGGTCTATTTCCACCCCTTCCAGGTAAATATTTCAATCATCCCGGAATATTCCCCGGTCTGCTGATATTCGCCCTGCTGGGTGCTGGTTAATAATATTGAATGCCCATTTGTTTTAACAGGGCTCACAATTGTATAGATCTTCTGATTACCTGGTACGGATAACTGTCGGCCATCATCAGGACCGCCGACTAAAATAATGTTTTTTGTCAAATTACTATGTTTTGCCCGCAAAGCTGCCGATATTGAACAGCACTACTTTTAGAACCAATTGGGTACGGTTTCGGCTATCCCATTTTTTAAGCATTGCAGAAATTCTGGATTGAACTGTGCGGACTGGCATTTTTAAACGTTCGGCTATTTCCTTGTCTGTGTTGCCTTCGCCCATCAGTTGGATGATTGTTCTATTTGTCTCGGTTATGCTCATATTTGGATTTTTAACTTATTATTTTTTCAGTTCTACCCCGCGTTACTATTCCCATTTTCATCCAGTGTGAACACAGCCACCGGCGGGAGCCCCTGACTATGTATTTGCAACCAGATCGGCCGACCTGCATTAATAGCCGCTATATCTTCTTTAGATGGCTGCCAGGCTTCTACCCACATGCGGGCAGGGTATTGCATACCGTCTTCGCCAGTAAACGTATAATCCACTGGCATGGCGGGCATACTGAAGCAATCTTCGTCTTTTACGTTTTCCGGCTTGCCGACTTCGATGGCGCCGGGAAAATTAATAGGTTGCATTGGTTACTGGTTTTATTAGGCCACGCCTATTCGTAATTCTAAAATTAACATGCTATAATTCAACGCTTTTGTCACATGGCGCCACAGGGTGGAGAC